TGAAGGAGAGTTCACTTGCGAAGGCAAAGGCAAGTGGGTCGCTGAAGACAACTACGACTACTTTTATCAATTTAAAAATAACGAATGATCGAAGTTCAAATAAGTAATGATATGATTAGCGAGGCTTTGGAAAGAGCCGCGCAAGTTCCAATTTTGAACAATTCGGACACAAATAATCACGGAACCAAGATAGCTGCTCTCTCTGATCTGATGGTTCAGAAGACTTGGGGCGGGCGAATCGTATCCGATATGAGCTTCGATTTCGATTGGATCTCACCCAAGCTATTTTTATTTGAAATTAAATCCAAGGAGCGCAATGTTGTACCACAGCCTTGGCACAACTGCACAGTAAAGGAGTACAATACCAAACAGAAATGCGACTACTACCTGTTCACCAGCATCTTTGGGGACTACAGCAGAGGCTGGATTCTTGGCTACATCAAGAAAAGCGATTTCTTTGAGCAAGCTACATTCTTCAAGGGCGGCGACTTTGATCCCGATCCAAGAGGAGACCGATACAAGTTCCCGTCTAATTGTTTTAATTTGAAAATCGAGCAGTTGCACTGTTGACAAGCTGCCATTGATCTGACTCGCTCACCCTATGCAACTCGCACTTTGCTGCATCTCCAACGTCCTTGCTGACCAAGGTCATAAGTTCCAGACTATGACCCTTACTCGCTTTCTCAAGCTTCCCCGCGCAGAAGCTATCAACACCGTAAGCGAGCGTATCCTCAACAACTTCCTTGTTACCAATCGCGTCATCCAGCACTGCGCTGACTCTGGCATCGCAGGCTATCGCCTCTCCTCTGCGCTCGTTCCCGTCATCTCTCACCCCATCGTCAACTTGCGCTTGCAGGACTTGCCCAACTGGTCCGACATTCGCGCTGCGCTCGACCAGATTGCAGCCACTATCGTTCGTACCGGCGTTCGCGTTTCCGCTCACCCCTCCGAGTACATCACGCTCACCAGTCTCGATCCTACCGCCATCCGCAACAGCGTTGACGATCTCACTCAGCACGCTGACATCTTCGACCTTATCGGCTTGCCACAAGACTACCGTTCACCTCTCAACATCCATTGCCGTCAAGACGGCGACCCTGTAGAGATTTCACAACGTTTCCTGTCCGTCTTCCGTACCCTGCCTGCCAACGTTCGCAATCGTCTTGTCATCGAGGTCAACGACAACGTTAGCGGCACTTGGTCTATCCGTAACCTTTTTCAGTACTTCTACTTGACAGCAGGCATTCCTGTCACCTACGATTCGCTCCATCGCCAGTTCTGCAATCACGGCAACGATGACTCTGCTGATTTCCATCTCGCTCATTCTACTTGGCCTACTACCCCTCTGTTTCATTACTCCGAGGGTGTCGATGGCACGCGCAAACACGCCGATATGCCCACAGGCATTCCCAATTCCTACGGCAAACCCGTGTTCTTCGACGTAGAACTCAAGTCCAAAGATCACGCCATTTTTCACATCCTCCAACAATGCAAAGCAAAATAGACAGTACAAAAGATAAGGTCGCCGCCTTTTTAATTGATAAAAATATCCCATTTGAAATTGCGCCGATCAACCTAGAGCACGAAAGCGAGAAGAAGTCCGTCACCGGCTACAAGGTAGTGATCGCCGCGCTCTCCAGCGTAATCGCGTGGAACTTCAAGTCACGCAAGGTCGAGTTCCTTGCGCTGAACGAGAACCTCATCCAGCACCTTGTGTCGGAGGGAATGTCCGACGAGCAGATTATGGAGCAGGGTAAGGTGTGGATTCACATCAAGACCTTCGCCTCCTACAAGAAGTTTCTGACGCTGTGCGTCGAGCCAGCGAATTAAAACTAATTAAAATGAATCGCCCAATCATCTATTCTTCCAAGAACGTTAACGACGTATACTGGGTCTACCAGCAGGCAAATTCTGCTTTCCTCAAGCACTTCAAGCACCAAGGAGACTTCGCGATTTCGTTCACCAGCAAAGATCCGCTCTTCTCTTTGGCGGTTGAAGACCCTTCAGAAAACGAGTTTAAGTGGCTCACTGACAAAGTTTTAGAAATTCTCTCAGAAAAAGTTAAACAAACCGCTTGACGGCAGGCAGGGAATCAACGATACTCTGCTCACCAAATTGCTCCAATGATTGTTCAAACCATCCAGCGCAACGTTGTTGAATCCAGCGACTTCAAGTCTGAAATCGCTACTATCGATCCGCAGGAGATGCGCTACATCTCCTCGCTCCTCCGCAACAATTACTCCGAGCCGATTTTGGCTACGGTTCGCGAGACCGTTGCCAACGCCCTTGACGCCAACTCTGGCGCGAATCGGCCCATCGAGATCACTTGCCCGAGCTTCCAAGACCCTGTTTTCAAGGTCCGCGATTTCGGCGCTGGCTTGTCTGAGGAAGACCTCTTTGGTCTTTACACCAAGTACGGTCGCTCCACCAAGCGCGACGACAACACTTGCATTGGTGGATTCGGTATCGGTCGCTTTGCTCCTCTGTCCTACACCGACACTTTCAACGTCGTTTCCCGTAACAACGGCAAGGAAGTGATCATCTCCGTCTACGTTGACGAGGAGGGTAACACTCGCTTCACCAAGCTTGGCGAGCAGGCTTGCACTGGCGAGAGCGGCTTGGAGATCATCGTTGCAGTGAAGATGGACAACCTGTCCGAATTCAAGGAGGCTATTGCTTACTGCACTTGTTTCCTCGACAAGGATTTCGTTCTGCACGGTATGCAGAAGATCGTCACGAACTGGACCGTTAAGACCGATTCTTGGGGGCACTTCAGTGAAGCAGAAAATGATGCAGATGGCAATCATCCTTGCCATCACGGCGCGAATGCCTTGCTTGTTATGGGCGGCGTTCCTTACCCTGTTGACCTTGGAACCTTGATCACTGTCGGGACTCAGGGCAAGATTGCCGAGTTCATCTCCGTGATTAATAATCGCGGCTACTCTGCTCGCAATTTCGTTTTCTTCGTTCCCGTTGGCTCTGTGTCCCTGCACCACTCTCGCGAGAGTCTGGAATACAACCCGCGCACCAAGTCCTTTTTAATTAATTTTTTTAACAAGGTTCAGTCCGAGATGCTGGAGGACTTCCAGAGCAATCTCAGCAAGTTTAACGACTTCTCAGACTTCGTTGACGCGCAATCTAAAATCTGCGCCAACCCCATCTTTCGGACGATTGCTAATCGGGAGTTCGTTTTCACTTCAGCTTCCGGTCAGACCTTCAAGTCGAACTGCTTGCAGAAGGTCAATGACATTCTGATTGCAGCCTTCTCCCAAAACATCCGCAGGCGTCGTTCTAGCTCCTCTGCTTTCAAGCGGATCAACCTTACCAAGGAGAACATTTACATCGAGGACATTTTTGACTCCAAGGCAAACAACTATCTCTTGGTAGCCGACGAGCGCAGTTATATGAACTGCATCAATTGGATCTTTGCCGAAAAGCCTTTTGAGTTCAATAACATCTTCGTTGTCTCCAAGGAAAACGCTGAGAAGACCCTTCTCATCAACCACACCAAGAGCAAGAATATCCTGTTCGTTTCTAAGACCTCCAAGATCGTTCGTCCCAAGGCTGGAGCGACAGATGTCTTGAGGCTTTGGAAGACTGGCGATTCTCTCTACGGCAATCATTACGTTAAAACCACAGCGCCGAGCGAGGATTTCCATTATGTTCTGATTGACAGGAACAACAGCAAGCACCCTAGCAATCACGAAATTACTTTCGGTCGTTCCCGCCTTCATCTGAAGAGCAGCAGCCTCTATCACTTTATCATTGAAACCTCAAATAAGCTTGGCATCAAAATCGATGCTCTCTACGGGATTTATAACGAATTAAATCTCCCGCCTAACGCCAAGAACCTCTTCACTGAGTTTTCGGATAAGTTCAAGGCTCTGGCGAAGAAGAACGAGGATATTCTCGCCAAGAAAGCTGGGGCTCTGCACTACAGGTCGCTGCTTGAGCGTTCAATGTCGAACACTAGCAACACTGTGTTCCGGCTTGACTTGTCCGCCTCGTTGGGCAAAGACCATCCCCTCTCCAAGATCGGGGCTAAGGCTTTCGACAGGGTTTCCTACAGCGATGACCTTCAAGAGAAGGAAATCGATTTGATCTCCAGTATCACCAGCAAGGGCACTTTCGAGATGGAAGACCTTCCCGTCGATCAGAAGAAGATCGAGAATGAAGTTATGTTTGTGGTCAACAAGTACCCGATGCTGAAGCATCTTGGCTGGAGTCACGGTGCAGAAGCCTCAACCGACATCATCAACTACATCAAGTTTATCGATCAGCACTCTTGATATTTTCCCATCAACCCATAACATACAATACCTAGTATTATGAATAAGCCCGCCTACATTATGCGCGACGAGTCTATCACGGTCATCGTGGAGAATCGTCCTTACACGGTCGAGAAGACGCACCCGAACTTCCTTCCTCTCCGTAAGGCTTTGCTGAATG